AAAAGACATATCAACAAAAGAACTACAAAAATTAGTTGCTGAGGCACCTACTTTTGGATCAAATCTTGCCTTTGGTAAAGCTTTAGGATCAGCATTAAAATATGTGCCTACACCTGCAGCCACAGTTGGATTAAGCGCAGGCTTTGGTATTGATCCAGAATCTTCTTTAGATAGAACTATTTTAGGAACAGAACTTGCAGCAGCACCAGCATTAGTAAAACAATCTAGTAGGATCACATCTAACCCTTTGTTAAGAAGAGTATTAAATTTAGGATTGAGTCCGCAGATGGCAATGCGTGTAGCAAGAGCTGCATCACCAATAGGTATTTTATCTTTACTTGGTGAAGCTGGTTATAATTTAGGAAAAGAAGCAATGAAAGAACAGGACAGAATTAATTTAATGAGAGAGACTGATCCAGAAGCATATCAAGAATATCTTGCAGAACAGGAAGATCTTTTAGGAGAATCTGCATGATAGGTAAAAAGTCAGGACCACCACCAAAAAGAGGACCCGTATCACAGGGGTTGAATATTAATTATAATGCTGGTAAGACAGTAAAACTGGAGAAAACAAATGGCAGAAATAGACAAATCTTTACCAAACGTAAAGCAGTCAATAAATATACCTAATCCTGAAGAACTACAGGTAGAGTTACAAGAGGAACAAAAAGAACAAGATCAACCTATCGACGTTCAACAAAACGAGGATGGCAGTGTTGATATAAATTTTGATCCTAACTTGGGAAGTCAAGAACAAGGTAACGATCATTTTGCGAACTTAGCAGAATTATTACCAGAAAATGTATTAAGTCCAATTGGGCATGAACTATACGAAAATTATCAAGACTACAAAAGTTCTAGAAAAGATTGGGAACACTCTTATACAAAAGGTTTAGATCTTTTAGGATTTAAATATGAAGAGAACTCCGAACCATTTAGAGGAGCTTCAGGTGCAACTCACCCAGTGTTAGCAGAAGCTGTTACACAGTTTCAATCATTAGCTTACAAAGAATTATTACCGGCACAAGGTCCAGTTAGAACACAGATAGTTGGAATGCCAACTCCCGACAAAGAACAACAATCCATAAGAGTAAAAGAATTTATGAATTATCAAATTATGAGTGACATGAAAGAGTATGAGTCTGAGTTTGATCAAATGTTATTTTATTTACCTCTAACTGGATCTACTTTTAAAAAAGTTTATTACGATGAAATTATGCAGAGAACAGTTTCTAAATTTGTTCCTGCTGATGACTTAGTTGTTCCGTATACGGCTACCTCATTAGACGATGCGGAAACAATTATTCATGTTGTTAAAATATCAGAAAACGAATTACGAAAACAACAGGTTGGTGGTTTCTACAGAGATATAGAATTAACACCAGGACAAGACAATGAATCAGAGTCAGACAAAAAAGAAAGAGAGCTAGAAGGTGTAAGTAGAACAAGAAATCAAAAAATGTTTACACTTTTAGAATGTCATGTAAATTTAGATATAGATGGTTTTGAAGATTCAGATGGTGCAGGTGAGCCAACAGGAATTAAATTACCATACATAGTAACTATTGAAGAATCATCTAGAGAAGTATTATCTATTAGAAGAAACTACGAAATAGGTGATCCTAAAAAAGAGAGAATACAATATTTTGTACACTTTAAATTTTTACCAGGTTTAGGATTTTATGGTTTTGGTTTGATCCACATGATAGGTGGATTATCAAGATCAGCTACTGCAGCATTAAGATCGCTTCTTGACGCCGGAACCTTGTCTAATTTACCAGCAGGATTCAAGATGCGTGGTATCAAGATGAGAGACGAAGCACAACCTATTCAACCAGGAGAGTTTAGAGATGTAGATGCACCTGGCGGAAACTTACGAGATGCATTCATGCCTTTACCATTTAAAGAACCATCAGCAACTTTATTACAGTTAATGAGTGTTGTAGTTGGTGCTGGTCAAAGATTTGCCTCTATCGCTGACTTACAAGTCGGTGATGGCAATCAACAAGCTGCAGTTGGAACAACTGTTGCCATGTTGGAAAGAGGGTCTAGAACAATGTCAGCTATTCATAAAAGATTATATGCTTCTATGAAACGTGAGTTTGGTTTAATGGCGAGAGTTTTTAAACTTTACTTACCTCCAGTTTATCCCTATGATGTTGTTGGCGGTCAAAGACAAATCATGCAAAGTGATTTTGATGACCGCATAGATATTTTGCCAGTTGCAGATCCAAATATCTTTTCACAAACACAGCGGATATCACTCGCTCAAACGGAAATGCAGCTGGCAGCATCTAATCCACAAATTCACAACCAATACGAAGTGTATAGAAACATGTACGAAGCATTGGGTGTTAAAGATATTGATTTAATATTAAAAAAACCAGAGCAACCTATGCCAAAGGACCCAGCATTAGAACATATTGATGCTTTAGCTGGTAAACCTTTTCAAGCATTCCCTGGACAGGACCATCAAGCTCATATTACAGCGCATTTAAATTTTATGGAAACGAATATGGTAAAAAATTCACCGGTAGTTGGCGCTGCAATACAAAAAAATATACTTGAACACATAAGTTTGATGGCACAAGAACAAATTGAAATAGAATTTAGAGAAGAATTACCAAAATTAGCGCAAATGATGCAGATGGCGATGCAAAATCCACAGATGCAACAACAAGCAAGGATGTTACAAGAAAAAATTGAAGGTAGAAAAGCAATTTTAGTGTCAGAAATGATGGATGACTATGCAAAAGAAGAAAAAAGAATAACTTCACAGTTTGATAACGACCCAATTGCTAAATTAAGAGCTAGAGAACTAGATTTACAAGCTAAAGATAACGCTAGAAAAGAAAAAGAAGGTGAAGAACGTCTAAATTTAGATAAAATGAGAGCTATGATGAACCAAAACAATGCAGAAGACAAGTTGGAACAGAACGAAGAGCTTGCAAAACTAAGAGCAGACACTTCAATTCAAAAAACTATACTAGGAAAAACAATACCTTCTACAGATAAGATTCCTGGTAATATTTCAATAGTTAGAAGAGGAGATTAATATGTGGTTTAGTGCACTTAAACTTGGATTAAACGCGGCAACGCACATTTACAAGAAAAAACAAGAAACAAAGATGCGTATGGCTGATGCTCAATGCATGCACGCAGAAAAAATGGCCCGAGGTGAGGAATCTTACCAAGGAAAATTGCTAGAAGCTAGACAATCAGATTGGAAGGACGAGTTTGTTTTGGTGGTGCTCACGTTGCCCATTTTGGTGATTGCGTGGGGGGTCTTCTCGGACGATCCGGGCGCAGCAGATAAGATAAAAGAGTTCTTTGAGCAGTTTCAACAACTGCCGGCCTGGTTTACAAATTTATGGATTCTTGTCGTGGCGAGTATTTATGGTATAAAGGGAACGCAAATATTTAAAAATGGAGGAAAAAAATAATGGCAAATAGACTATACAACAAACAAGTATCACCTAAAGGATATAAAATGGGTGGACGTGTTAAAAAAATGGGTGGCGGAATGATGAAAAGAAAACCTATGATGAAGGGATCTAAACCTGATTTTTTAGATTTAGATAAAGACAAAAATAAAACTGAGTCCATGAAATCTGCAGCAGCATCAGCTAAAAAAATGATGAAAGGTGGCAGAGTAAAAAAAATGGGCGGAGGTATGTCTAAATTAAATCCTGGTCTTAGAAAATTTATGATGTCTAAGAAAAAAGGCAAGTAATGGCTGGTAGAGGTTTATACGCAAACATTGCAGCTAAAAAAGCTAGAATAAAAGCTGGTTCAGGTGAGACAATGAGAAAAAAAGGTTCTAAGGGTTCGCCAACTGCAGCTAATTTTAGAAGAGCTGCACAAACAGCGAGGAAAAGATAAATGACTAAATTATGTCCAAGAGGTAAAGCAGCAGCAAAGCGAAAATTTAAAGTATATCCGTCTGCATACGCAAATGCATATGCTTCTAAAATTTGTGCTGGTAAAATAAAAGATCCATCTGGTGTAAAAAGAAAAGATTTTAGAGGCCCTAAAAAAGCTGAAGGTGGTAGAATTTATAAAGCAGGCGGTGGACTTATGGAAGCTACACAAAAACTAAAACGACAAGGTTTAGGTATGGGTGGTAAAGCTTGCGTGCAAATAAAAGGATTTGGTAAAGCACGAAGACCAAATAGATAACATGGCTAAGAACGGTTTAGATAAATGGTTCAAACAAAAATGGGTAGATATTGGAAGCAAGCGAAAGGATGGTTCATTCGCAAAATGTGGCCGTTCAAAACAAAAAGCAGATGCGAAGAGAAAGTATCCGAAATGCGTTCCACTTGCAAAAGCCACACGGATGACCGACTCGCAAAGGGCGAGTGCTGTCAAACGAAAAAGAGCAGCGGGTAATACAGGACCAAAACCAACAAATGTAAAAACTTTTACTAAAAGAACTAAAGCTGCAGAAGGTTATGCATCAGGTTACATAGGTAAAAGTATAAAAAGTGATTATGGTGGAGTTACTTTATCTAACCCATCTTATCTTAAATATTATAAAGGCATGATCTAATGAGAGCGTATTACTCAAAAGGTACTATGCCAGCGAGAAATAAAAAAAATTTTAGACCCACTAAAAAAGGGGCTGGAATGACAGAGGCTGGAGTTAAAGCTTATAGAAGACTTAACCCAGGTTCTAAATTAAAAACAGCCGTGACTGGAAAAGTGAAACCAGGATCAAAAGCTGCTAAACGTAGGAAATCATACTGCGCAAGATCACTAGGTCAGCTCAAAAGAGCTTCAGCAAAAACTCGTAACGATCCGAACTCAAGAATCCGTCAGGCTAGAAGGAGATGGAAGTGTTAAAAAAACAAAAAATAAAAAAAGTAATGAAAGGTTTGCAGAAAGCATCTAAGACACATGCTGCTCAAGCTAAAACACTAAAAGGAGTTATCAATGGCGGATCCAAAAAAAGGAACGGGAACAAAGCCTAAAGGCTCAGATAGAAGACTGTACACTGATGAAAACCCGAGGGATACAGTCAAGATTAAATTTGCAACACCAGCAGATGCAAATGCAACTGTTGCAAAAGTTAAACGTATAAACAAACCGTTTGCACGTAAGATACAAATACTAACAGTAATGGAACAACGAGCTAAAGTTATGGGTAAAAACCAAGTTGTTAACATTGCAAAGAAAGGAAAGGAAGCAATAAGAAAAAATGAAAAGAGCAATACTTGAGGCACTTCGTGCAAGATACGATGCTGATATTTTAGAGGCAGATACTACTATTAATATTTATTTAAATAATAGTGTTGGAATTGGAGAACATCCTCAACACATAGAAGAAGTTAATAAGTTAGTAGAAAAAATAGCAACTGCTAAAGAAAAACTAATAATACTAGATGAGTTTGAACCAGCGAAAGGAAAAACATTATAATGGAAGATGGATTAGTAATTGTAGCAAAAATACAAAAGTTAATGAAAGATAATTTACAAAAAGTAGGTGACATTCTAATTAGTGGAGGTATTGACAACATGGAAAAATATCAGTATATGTTAGGGCAAGCTAGAACGTATCAATTAATGTTACAGGAACTCTCTAACCTGCTAGAAAACAAGGAGCAAAAAGATGAAAAAGGAACAGTTATCGACCTCAACACAAGAGGTACCAAAACATAAACCAGCTTTATTAAATAAAATAGAAGCTGAAAAAAAACCAGAAGTAGACTTATCAAAAAAAGAAGAATCTAAATTACCAGAACCTACTGGGTGGAGACTTTTAGTTTTACCTTTTAAGATGAAAGAAAGAACTAAAGGTGGACTTTACCTAGGGCAAGAAACATTAGAAAGACAACAAGTTGGATCTAATTGTGGTATGGTTTTAAAAATGGGTTCTCATTGTTACGATAAAGAAAGATATCCAGAGGGACCTTGGTGTAAAAAAGGCGATTGGATTATCTTTGCAAGATACGCTGGATCAAGAATACAGATCGATGGTGGGGAAGTAAGATTGCTAAATGACGATGAAGTATTAGCAACCATCGAAAACCCTGAAGATATATTTCATCAATATTAAACATAGAAGGAGAAAACTATGCCAGAAGAAGAAAAACAAAAACAAGAAGAAATGGTAGATATAGATACTTCAGGACCTGAAGTAGAAGTTCAACTACCTGAAGATAAACGAACCTATGAAAAAGAAAAAGATCATGGGACGGATATGTCTTACGAAAATGAAAGAGAAACAAAAGTAGAAGAAAACGAACCAAAGGAAGAAGTAAAAGTTGAAGAAAAAAAAGAAGAGAAAAAAGAAACAGAAGACAAGAAACAAGAATTAGAAGAATATAGTGAAGGTGTTCAAAAAAGAATTGCAAAGCTAACTAAGAAATGGAGAGAGGCTGAAAGACAAAAAGAAGCCGCTCTTGATTACGCCAAAGGTGTAAAAGCAGAACAAGAAAGTTTGAAAACTAAACTATCAACAATAGAACCTAATTATGTAAATGCAATGGAGGGCAGAGTTACATCTGGTCTACAAGCTGCTCAAGCAACATTATTAAAAGCTAGAGAGGCTGGAGATATTGCTGCTGAAGTTGAAGCACAAAAAATGATAGCTAGATTAGGTGTTGAAGAAGCAAGAGTTGCTAATTTAAAAAAACAAAGTGAAAATAAAGTTGAAGACAAAAAACCTACGACTTTAGATCAAGCTATAGCGGCTCCCTCATCGTCTCCACCAGATCCAAAAGCTGAAGCATGGGCTGAAAAGAACCCATGGTTTGGAACAGATAACGCTATGACCTACACTGCTTTTGATTTACATAAAAAACTAACCGAGGAAGAAGGGTTTGATGCTCAAACAGATGAATATTATGCTGAAATAGATAAACGTATGAGACTTGACTTCCCGCATAAATTTGGTACAAGTGAACCAACGGAAACGACTAAACCAACACAAACAGTAGCTTCAGCAAAGCGAAGTGTAAATACAAGTCGCAAAACAGTGAGACTCACGCCGTCTCAAGTAACAATTGCTAAAAAATTAGGTGTGCCACTAGAACTTTATGCGAAACAATTAAATATCACGAAGGAGAGATAAGCATATGACTGATAAAAAAATAAACTCCCGTGCGAGTCAAACAAAAGTTAAACAACAGAAAAAAGTTTGGACTCCACCATCATCTTTAGATGCACCACCTGCACCGGACGCTTTC